CGGCGGCTGAGTTGGCTATTGTCAAAAACTATAATGTAACCGTTAGCTCCACTGCCTCTTCGGGCAGCACGACTACGGGTCAGTCAAGCTACTATCTGGACGGTGCGTCCGGTGTAGAATCGGCTGCTGCTGTTCGTGTAATTGGTAGGGCACAGTTCCCTGATGAAAAGGATTCTGATGCATTCCCGATTGTGGAAGTATGGCTCAACCATCACCGTGACCGTTTTGTAACGGCTACGGCGTCAACGGCTTAATAGGGAGGATTTATTATGGCTATTAATAGAGCTAGTATTAGCAAAGAACTCCTTCCCGGTCTTAACGCCGTATTTGGTTTGGAGTATGGAGAGGTTAATAACGAACACGAACCTCTCTTTGAAGTTGAAAACTCAGATCGTGCATTCGAAGAAGAAGTTCTCTTCACGGGCTTCGGAACCGCCCCCACGAAGGGTGAAGGTGCTTCGGTTTCTTATGACGATGCACAGGAAAGCTATACGGCCCGTTACACGGCGGAAACCGTTGCGCTTGCCTTTGCGGTTACTGAAGAAGCTATGGAAGATAATCTGTATGATACGTTTGCGAAGCTACGTGCAAGAGGTCTTGCTCGTGCGATGGCGAACACCAAACAGGTTAAAGCTGCGAACATTTTTAATAATGCTTTCACCGATACCATTGGTGATGGTGCGGCGTTCTTCTCGGCTGCTCACCCGACTATTGCCGATGGCAATCAGTCCAACCTTCTAGCGGCTGCTGACCTTACGGAAGCAACGCTTGAAACTGCGCTTACCAGCATTCAGAAACTCAAAGATGATAGAGGTATTCTGATTGGTGCTAGTGCCGTTTCTCTGCATGTCCCTGTTGATTCGTGGGCGATTGCGGATCGTATTCTTTCGTCTCCCGGTAACACTCAGACGAGTGCTGCTGATGCGAACCCGAATACGAACGCTATCAATGCCACCCGTCACATGGGCATGGTTCCTGAAGGTTACTTTATCAATCGTCGGTTTACCGACACTGATGCCTACTTCATTAAGACTGATGTTCCGAATGGTGCGAAGATGTTCGTCCGTTCGCCGCTTCAGACGAAGATGGAGCCGGACTTTGATACGGGTAATCTTCGGTTCAAGGCACGGGAGCGTTATAGCTTCGGTGTTTCGGATTGGCGTGGCTACTTCGGTAGTGCCGGTTAATAAAGTGTGTGGGGGAGTGGTCTTCGGATCACTCTCCTACTCCTTTACCTAAAGGAGAGATTATGGCTTCAAATATTAAAGTTGCAATAGCGACCGGAGATGCTGTTCTTAAATATGTAGATACTGACACAACCGTTGGAAGTAATGGAACCGCTGATGGCAACATTCCAAGCACAACTAGAATTGTAGCTATCCATGCTGTAGCATCTGCGGCTGGTTCTTATTCTATTAAGGGGCAACGTCAGATTACAAACAAGACTGCTGAAGGTACGGCTATTAAGTTTCAGGTAGCAGCCAACGAAGCTTCGGATATCTATATTGGAGATATGGGTGTTCCGGTGTATGGTGTGGTCAGTGTTTCTGGTCCCACTGATGGTTGCGTTCTAACAGCTATGCTTGGCTAGTCATGCCTGACTACGCATTTTTAAAAACAGATTTAATTAATACGACTGAGAATGATTCTACGGAGTTTGCTACGCAAATTCCTTTCTTCATTACAAAGGCAGAGTTTCGCCTTACAAAAGACCTTGACGATGTAGGTCTAGATGAATATACGAATGTTTCAGTCTCATCAGGGAATGCAGGTGCCGTTCCGCTGAATGATCGTGTACGCATTGTTCGCAATGTAAACTTTAAAGTAAGCACGGGAACCACTGTAACTAATTTGCTTCAACGAACTGTTGAGTATGCAAATGATTATTGGCCGGTAAGCGCCTCCACAGGAACGCCAAGATATTATTCACGGCGTACAAACTCCAGTATTAAAATAGTACCTACACCAGTTTCGGCAACCACTGTTGAAATACAGACGGCATCGCAGCCGCTTGCATTGGCGTCAGCAACAGGAACAAGTGTTACAACCAGTAACTACTTTAGTGAATACTGTTACAACGCCTTGTTTTATAGTTGCCTTATAGAAGCTACCCTATACATGAAGGATTGGGAAACTCTTCAAGTATGGCAATCAGAATATCAAAACGCAATTCAAACTCTTCGTAATCAGGCCCGTAGAACTAGACAGGATGACATGGAAGTTGCGGCTTCTCCTGCTGGCGGTCCTAATACAATCACACAAGCAGGATCATAGGGAGAATACATATGCCAGCAAAAATTATTGCTCGTCAAGCAAGGAAAAGAGCAGGACAAGGTTTAAGGGGAACCAGAGATAGTGCTACTCGTCTAAATGAAAAAGGCGAAAAGGTTCGTATGTCCAAAGAAAGTAATGTTCCTGTTATGCAGGAAGTTGCTTCGCCTAAAGCAAGAAAAGCAGGAGCAAAGAAACAGGGTTCTGCTGCTGCTAAAGCAAAAAGAAAAGCAGAAGGAAAACAGGCAGCAGATTTAATGCAGCCAGCAGCGGGATCAGTTGGTAAAGGTGCTGAACAAGCAGATGCAGGAATGCGCTCTTCTAAAGTTGCAGCTAAAAAAGCAAGTGACTTTGATAAAGCATTAGCCC